ATATTTTAATATCCGTTTAATTCTACTGTCCAATTAAAAGTATTTCTAAGGCTATCCGCAGCCGCTTGTCCTGTTGCACTAGGTGTTGCGTTTGTGCCACCGTCTATTCCTAACTCACCATTAGTAATATTATTAGCTTGTGCTGATGCTTCGATGCTTACTAATATATTATCTACTGACTGTTGGTCTAATGCGTTGAATTGAAAGGCTCTATCATAATTACTTGCATTATTAGTGTCAAACATATTTGCAGGAAATGAGGTTAAGTTGTTACCAAGCCAAGCAATATCAAAATTAGTTCCATTACTTAAATCAATAGCAGGAAAGGAGGTTAAGTTGTTTAAATACCAAGCACCTGGAAAACTAGTTCCACTACTTAAATCAATAGCAGGGAATGAGGTTAAATTGTTACCAAACCAAGCAGCTTGAAAATTAGTTCCATTACTCAAATCAATCGCAGGAAATGATGTTAAGTTGTTATCACGCCAAGAACCTCCAAAATTAATCCCACTACTTAAATCAAAAGCAGGAAAATAATCCCAGTTTTGATTCCTAAATTCATTAAAAAAATCAGTCTGCGTACTATAATCTTGTATCCAATCGCTCGATATTGTACCGCTTACCCAATCATCTATTTTGCTTTGTGATATGACACCATTCTCAATAGAAAGTATAGCTAAGCCTGTCCTTCCTAATTTACTTAATATTTCTAAGTTTCTTAGGTCTGCTGGCTTATCATAAGTTACCGTTGTATTCTCTTGTCCGTTGTCTGGAAAGTGAAAGGTTATCTGGTTATCTACTACCATTGCTATGTTACCAGTTCCGTTTAAAGGTAAATCAAACCCTGTATCTGTGTCTTCTATTTTTAGTCTACTATTATCCGCTTCTACTTTTATAAGTGCTGAGTAACTCGCATCAATTGTTGAGGTTAAGTCGTTTGTTAATATGTCTTGGTTTCGTGTTACAGTTGAGCTTGTTGTAGGGATGTAGCTTGTAGATGTTGAGGCTTTTTCTAATTGTGCTCCCCAAAAATATACAGATTTTCCTTCCGTTACGCTTGAGCTTCCTTTAGCATCGCTTACACCGAATCCCGAACCCGATTTATTTACAGTTGTATTATCAAAAGTTGCTGAACATCTATACCATCCATTACCTACTTCCTCAATATTTAAATTAGTTGGTGTACTAGATGAACCTGCTACCGCTTGTGTAGATTGATTGGATAAATCAAAATATGCAAAACCTTGTCTAAAGACGCTTGAAACATATAACCACAAAACACTTGAACTTGATTCTTTTGCATACACACTAATCGTGTAGTCCGCTACCTCATAAGTAACGTCTTGATATTTATAGGTTAAATCCGTACTTTCTACTGCTGCTTTTAATTCATCAGCCGTAGTTGTACCATCAGGTGCAACTGCATCATTAGGGGTTATTGTTACATTATCTTCCATCCAAGCCGCATTATCAAACTCCTCACTATACTTTAACAAATTAGTCCTTTGCGGTTCTATTGCTAAAACTGGACAATCTGCATTAGTATAGTCAGCGGGCAGTACGTCATTACCTACGCTTTCTATTACCTTGTCTTTATTGACTCGTGTTTTACTTGTACCTCTACTCATCGTAAAGTCACCACTTCCATCCGTTGGTTTTATGCTGTAATTCTTACCAGCTTTATAACCGTTAGGCGTTAGTATTAGTTTCTGATTATCTATGCTCATTGTATTAAGTTTAAATATTGCTTTAAGCACTCTTCATTCTCAAAAGTACCATTATCATTTTGTATTCTCGTCTTATAGTTTGCTATTAATACCGCTACGCTCGGGTCTATAACAGTGTCACCGCTGAAACTTCTGCCGTAAATAGAACCCCAGCCTACGCTGTTAGTTGCTACACCTTGACCCCAGCCTATCGTGTTATTTTCTGCTCCTTTTCCCCAGTCGCTCATATCTTTTATATTTGCCAGCCTCCGAAGTAACTATCTCTACTTGGGTAGCGGTCATCGTTAGTATTTAAGTTATATTCAGGATAAGTAGGCTGGTTATAACTCATAAAGTGTATAAACCTTTCGCTATAATATTCTGCCTTATCTCTGTATTTCTGCACCAAATAATCCACCTCTTCTTTACTCGCATTTTCAGCGGTTTCAGAAGTGTGTTTCATCACTCCTTTATTAGTTATCTGGAATGAGCTTATCCCTACATATTCAACAAGCCCCCAATATATAGTCATATCCTTAACAAACTTGTCTATAAGTATCTTTTCAGGGTCGCTGTCTTGTACGTTCTGCGTATTCTCTACATAATCTTGAAGCCTTTCATATAGCTTAGTGCCAAGGTAGTTTTGAATGTGAATTTCTTGTGCTATTTTCAAACATTGCAAAAACTTATCAGGATCAACTGCACCAGTTAAGATGCTGTTGGCTTTTATGTCATTCTGTGTTACAAATAATATCGTTGCCATTATCTTTTAAAGTTTGGATGATGTCCGTTATTAGGCATATCTTTAGGAGCTACCTTTGCCTTTCTATGTCCAGCTGGTCTAGGCATATAGCTTTTAGGTATACTATCTACTTCAGTGCTACTACTCAAAGCCTTATCCTCAACAAAGCTACCATCTGTTTTCTTTTTTAGTCGGTATAAATTCTCTTGCCAAAAATGTCCGCAATTTACTCCGCCTTTGTACTTGAATAAGTCGTAGGCTTGTCCTTTGTGTCCAAACTCTTTATTTAGTCCTTGCCTACTAGCTTTGTCTATATCCTCAAGCCTATACACTACACCTCTATCTGTTCTGCGCATCATTTTAACGCAAAAATCACGACTATTGCCACTACTATATTTTTCTGAGTATTGATACCTTACCTTATAAAAGGATTTATCTAAATTACTTTCGCCACTAGGTTTTGATTTTATGGCAGTAGCCAGTTTCTGCATTTTTGTTTGCAAAGGCTTTATTTTTCGTTTTGCCCAATCCTCAACACTCTCATTGTCTTCTTTATATTCTCTAGTATCTACTAGCTCATATTCCTCTTCATCCACTGTCTCACCATAAAGCTCTTCAAGTATCGAATAAAGCTCTTTATCTGTTGGCTCTGTTTTACTAAGCTCCACCCCTGTTTGCTTTTCCTCTTCCTCTTCGCTCACATCTTCTACTTGCATAAAGTCCAGAGGCTGGATAGTCTTAAAGTATAAGTCTAAATTAGGGTTAAGGATTTCTTTTATGATGTCAATAAATTGATTTTGGAAGACCCTTATAACTATGTTTTCAAAAAGCAAAGTAGCGTTCTTTATCTCATCTGCATTGTTTCCAAGTCCAGACTGTCCGTCTCTTATTCCTAATAACATAGGAGAGGTTACTCTATGCCCTACAATTAATTTATTAAAACATTCCTTAGATAAATACTCGTAATGCTGTGGTGCGTCGTTTAAAGGTATGCTTTGCACTTCTGTCTGGCTTTCTTTGTCATCATTAAAACTAATCACTACTTTTTTACCTTTACTTCCTGTTAGCTTAGCCTTTACATCACGCTCCAGCTCTTGACGTTTCTCTTGATCCTCTGGAATACCATTATTAAAGTTCACAACAGTTGTAGGACTAAAGCCATTCTGTGCGTCGTTTATCTGATAGTCTGCGATTTCTTCTTCTAGTAAAGCATAAGGCACTGCACCTATGTAATCGGGTGGTGTAAAATATTCACTACCTGTTACATAATCTGCCCATATATAAATCTCTGGCTCTTTACCATTGCCAAAACCAAAGGCTTTTATTCCCTCTAGGTCATCACTTCGTTTGTAGTCTTTCCAATTAGGGTGATAAAACCACTGCTCTATTTCTCCCTTTTCATTTTTCTTTTCAGGTCTTAGCGTATGCATCGGGAAGTGCTCCAGCTTATAAGGCTCTCCATCTTTATACAGGACCTGAATAGATGCCATGCCTAAAATTTTCCTATCGGTAATTATACGCCTTGCATCTTTAGGTCTTAATTGGGTTATGAACGTTGTAAATTCAGCCACCTTACTGCCAGCATCGGTAGCATCTATACCCTTACCATAAATAAGGTTAGATATACCAGTTAGAATAGCTTTATTCGTTGTGCTTCGAGTCGCTCTATCTATTAAATACTGGAAGTAATTATTATCCTCTCCATATTCAACAAACTCCTTATTTTTTGTCTCAACTATTTTAGGACTTGTATAACTTGACAGGCTTACACTTATTATATCTTCTTTGTTCATAAACTTATATATTCATTATTGGCATCTCCAAGGTCTTTAGTTTCAATATATCGCTTTGGAATTACATCGTAACAATATAAAGATGCTCTATACCTTAACTCATTGCCTTCAAATATTTCTAAAATATAATGCTGGTCGTTTTTAAAATTAAAACCATTTACATCAGTAACGCTATAATAATAACTCACTTTATTAAGGCTTAGCTCCTCATCATATACATCTACATTCCTGAAGTCATCAGTAACAACCACCCTAGCTGTAGTTAAGGCTTCGCTAGGAATAAAGTGTAAGGTAGTTGTGCTTTCAGTTACTATCATATTTATAATACTCTTTTTTAATGCGTTTGTTACATTTTTAACAAAAAAAACCACTAAAATTAATTAGTGGTTTTTTATAATCATTCAAAAAAGGCTATGCCCCTTCAGTTACACTTGTAAATGTGCCATCGTCTATGATAGTTGGGTCAACTAATTTACTCATCTCACGCTCTTGCGCTACAATGGTTAAATTATAACCACTTAGCTCTCCCATAGCCGATCCAGTAACTTGGTTTACAGTTACATCACATCCATTTTCAATACCTACTAATAAGAAGTTTCCGTTATAGTCCTCAACAAACACATGAGGTCTTCCAAAACTTGCTATCTGTAGCTCTTCTCTACTTGCAGCATCTATCTTTTTAAGAATAGCTGTTATAGTAGCTGTGTGAAAAGATGTTCCATTCTCCCCTGACGTTTCGCCAGCATCCTCAAGGTTATGCCCTGAGCTTCTTAACTCATACTTAAATAAGTCTATCGGTGTTGTAGGTGTTCCAAAACCATCTATAACTCCGCTGGTCTCTGTTGCATCCTTAAACAGACTTGCATCAAAATTG